AAAGGAAGAAGTAACTGCTTATAAGCATGAAAATAATATTCCTATGCATAGTGCTGTTTCACGATTAATTGTATTCACAGAACCTACGGCATATAAATTAACTTGCATTATGTACAATAATGTAGATCCTATTAATTTAGAAATTGCTAAATATTTTAATAGGCAACCTGTAGCAACAGTTAGGTCTGTAGTACCGATTGAAGAAAAAATAGGAATTGATTATGATAGTGTTAAAGAGTACATAGAAGAAATGGAAACAAACATATCTCTAATGAGAGGTATGGTAAAACATTTAACAGAGTTTAAACGTACAAGAGAAGAACACAAATATCAAATGAAACTAATTCGTGAAATAGGATTCAACATATTTGATGGCACAGGGGATTTAGAAAAAGCGGTTAATAGCCGTATCCAATAGAAGAAAATAACGATTGCCCCTTTTATATGGGGGTTGAAAAAAGCCACTGCACATGATGCGGTGGCTCATTTTTTATTTATTTGCAAGTACTTTACCCATATTTGTAATAGCTGCATTTACTTCCTGTTTCATTTCATCTGTTACATGTGTATAAATAGCAAGTGTTGTACGTGGTTCATTGTGGCCAACACGTTCCATAATTGCTTTTAGAGGAACATTAGATTCAGCAAGAATAGATACATGAGTATGTCTAAATGTATGTGTACTTACTGGTTTATGAAAACCAAGTTTTTTTATAGTCCTATTTACATAGTGTAGATCATATGGCAAGCCACCGTCTGTTACAAATATATATCCTAGGTCAACAAACTTTGACTTCCATAAGCGCCTTGCTTGATTTGCAGTAATAAAATGATTAATGATTTGTACTGCCCTAGCATCTAGCTTTACTTTACGGATAGAATGAACATTCTTTGGAGGTAAACGCATAGATGCATCTGCAAAGCTACCACGATTAGACAGAGTAGCGTTTATATCAATTTCAGCATTTTCAATGTCATAGTCTTGAGTGCGGAGGGCAACCATTTCACCAAATCTAAGACCAGTTAAAGATTGAAATTCACATAAGAGGGATACATGATGATTAATTTTATCTAATTGTGTAAGCAAATCTTTTAGTTCATCTTTAGTTAGGAATTTAGACCGCTGCTTTTTAACATGATCTACATTAGCCACAGGCTTTTGTAGTTCAATATTATCTAAGAATGAAATATCACGAATATACTCCATGCGCCTTGCATACTTCAATGATTGCCTAATAAGACTAAGAGCAAGCTTAGTATAGTTATATGAATATTGGCAAGCGAATTTATCAAAGGTACTTTGAATAATGTAAGGGGATAACTTAGATAATAATATATCAGTAGGGAACCATTTAATAACCTGCTTATGCAAATTATCCATACTATATTGAGTAGATGATTTTCTAAACGCACGCTTTGACTCTAAATATTCAGATATAACATCATTCAATGTCATATCCTTGGCAATGTCTGTATTAGTGGCCAAGTCAATTTTCTTTTGTAATTCAGCCTGTGCAAGCTTGTATGCTTGCCTACTATTAGAAGTATAAGTAACGGATACTCTTTTTGTTTTGCCACTGTATGTATCTGTATAGCGTTCTTGAAATTTATATTTAGTAATACCAGATTTAGTGGTTATAGTTTCAACCCACATTAAAAAATACCTCCTAGGCTAAAAATAGTATAAGAAATAAGCCTTAGAGGTATGGTATAATAATTGTGGAGTAAAAATAGAGTACCTCTAAGGTATGATGTTTTTAATGGCCCTCACTGCGGTGGGGGCTTATTTTTTTTATGCAATTAAAGAACATGATGATAGAAATCTATTTCTTCAAGTAATTCATCTGTAAGTTCTTTTCGTCTTACCATATGTTCAATTAAATTAACATGATGATCTATGTGAAAATCATCATTAATGATATGCAGCAATTCATGAGCAACTTCTTTTCTCATATCTTCAATAGACATATTCTTACGGATATAAATATTGTGAACACCTTCATCTTCCCCAGTAGATGAAATAGCTTTCACATTAGGAATATCACATTCAATAATATTAATAATCACACTAACAACCCCTAATAGTATTATTTATTATGTTTTAATTTTAAAAGTTCAATATATTCAACTGCTTTTTCCATATCTTCTTTTGAAATGCCACGTGATGCGGAGAATAATAAACGAGCCTCTGGGCGTGTACGTAGCATTTCAGCATACTCAGCCGTTTCAGGGTCTACATAATAACCTTCAGTTTGATTTGTTGAAGGCTCATCATAACCAATAAGCCAAACAGGACTTACATTTAAAGACTCTGCAATAATTGCAATTTTATCTTGCTTTGGTTCATATTTACCATTTAACCAATCAGAAATTGAAGATGAACGAATACCAGTCATTTTAGATAAATCTGCTTGACTTAAATTGCGTTTTTGAAGAATTGAATTTAAACGTTCTATAAATTGGTCTTTCATTTTAAGTTCTCCTAAATGTCTATCGATACAGCTATTATATACGGAAAAGCGAATAAAAGCAAGTATAAACTAAACTTAAACACGGAAAAGCGTTGACACAAGGTAAATACTGGGTTATCATTAAAGCACGGAAAGCCGTACATAGAAGTGAGGTGATAGAATGGCTTTTAATTATGACTATCTTAGGATATTCATTAAAGAAAATTATGGGACAATCAATAAGTTTGCAGAGTTTCTAGGTATTGGTACTACTCAAATATACGAACGTCTTGGAAACAGAGTTCCATTTACTCAAAAAGAAATCGATAAGGTGGCAAATGAAAGCAAAGCTGAACCATTACCACCACAAGAGATTTACCGTCTTTTTTTTACAAAATAAGCACGGAAAACCGTGCAAACTAGGAAAGGTGAAATCAAATGAAAGATATTAAAGAAAAGTTACACCAAGTAATTTTAAAAAGATTAGACATGGCAATGAATGAAACAAGTTATACAGATCCATATATTGTTCCATACATTGAGTTATACGAACACTTAGAAGAAAAGAGTGCTCCACAACAAGTAGAACACTCTAAATAATTAATCCTTATTAAGTTGTTTATGATATTCCTTCAGTGCTTCAACGATTGCAGCCGTAATAGCACTGGGAACATCGTTACCATTTTGGATTGTAAGTGCGTGCGCACGAGCAATAGCATCGATTTTTGAAAAGTCGATTTTCATGTACTCACCTCCTTTTAAGATGAGTATAGCATGAGTGATAGAAATTGAAAGAGGTGAAATAAAATTGAAAACTCCATTACAAAAACATGTGGAAAATAAGTTAGAAGAAGGAAAGCAAATAAATACTAAAAGTGTAAAAGAATACACAGTGAAAATTAAAGTAGATACAACTGAATTAGATGAAGCAATCAAAAAGCTAAAGAAACTGAATAAGTTAGCAAAAAAATACGAACAACCAAAACCGATTTTTAATATAAATGGTGGGTTAAGTGAAAGTAATGTATTGAACATACTTAAAGTTCTTGAAGAAAAAGAATGAAAGATAAGGAGTAGTAATGGAAAGTGTTCAACCAAAATACGTGCCTATTAGCACACTAGCTAAGATATGGGGACGGAGCAAAATGTATATCTATAGAAGAATAGATATGATCCGCAATGAAGGTAGATTTAATGAAATCTGTATGCAACTAGGACCACAACAAACGCTGGTACATGTAGAAAAATTTGAAGCATGGATGAAAGGGCAGCACATGAAGTGGCTAAAGGGGGCATAGAAGATGAACATTATAAATCTAATTACAACAGTGCAATGGTGCTTGGGGATATTGGGGTTAGGACTATATGGAGGAATTGAGCAAGCAGAAGGCTGGCAAATACTAATCAATATAGTTTTAACAATAACAACTGGCATCACAATTTGGATGTTAGGCAGGGTTAAGGAGGTGATAAAACATGAAAGACAAAAAAGAAAAAGCACTAGATCTACTAAAAACATATTTAATGTTTGATGATGAAGAAATGCAAGTTTTAAGGGAACGAATTACATCAATTAGTGTAAGCAATAAAAGCACAAGTTTAAATTTTACTATTCTTGCAAATGGATGCGCTATTTTTATTAAGCGAAAAACAGGGGAATATGTATTACGCATAACAGGTAAAGGCCCAATTAAAGAGTACAAGGTACATCTTGCATTAACGGCAAGAGAAATATTGCTTGATGTGGTGACTTGTAATGAGTAAACACTGCAGCATATGTGATGAGTGCAATAAAAAAAGCCATGCCTACATACACTGTAGACAGGCTAAAGGAATTATATGTATGGAACATTGCGATGCATGCCAATATTTAGAGATTGAACAAGGTGACATGCATTGCAATTATCCTAGACAAAAAGAAAAGGCCACTAATTAAAGTAGCCTAATCAAGCACGTAATTACGCACCAAACCTAACGTAATTATATCACACATGGGCATGAAAGACTAGAGAAAAGCTTATTTCAAGACTTTTCTTATTAACTAGATATAACATATTAACAAATCAACCATGGGGAGTAATTACGATGAGGAAGCGTAAGAAGGTCATATCTAAAAATATGATAGAGGTACTTGATTATCACACATCAAGAACCTATAGGAAGAATGGCAAGCGTGTAAAAAAGAAAAACATCACACCAGAAGCCGTGAAAAAGCAAAATGAAAAACAAGCGGAAGCAATGCTGCGTATGTTGATTGATAATAACTTCACTACAAATGATTGTTATATCACA